CCTACGTAAAATGCCGGATATCACCTTACCTGAAGATGTACCAGAAGGCGGTACTGACTGGTTGAAGAATTCTTTTACCGCTCACGGCAACTCCATGTTGTCTTTCTTAGATGAAGCCCTCAGCGAAGAACTCCAAACTTCTCGCGCTTGGGTCATGGTTGACTACCCTTCAGTTCCTAACTACGATATACTTAGTTTAGAAGAACGAAAGAAACTAGCACCATACCCTGTTCTAATGAAAGCCTAGTCTGTAATTAACTGGCGCACAGGTGCTCACCCTATTACCGGCACAAACTGCTTGCTAGCATTGGTCACCCGCTCTTACGAACAACATTACCGCTCTAACCCTCTACACCCTGATTACATAGATACTGTTTATGTGCATCGTTTGAATGCGGAAGGCTTGTATGAAGTAGATAGATACGAAGCAAATTCAGAAGGTGGCGAGAATGTTAACTTCATTAATGGAGTAGAGCAACAAGACTACCAGGTTTCTGGCGGTTCTCATTCTGCTAACAAAGACGCTAGCAGCCAATGGAAACTAACAAATACCTTCAACAACATCCTGGCTAACAATGAACGCCTCGATCATATCCCCGCTGTTCCATTAAACGGTAATATAGAAGGCGAAGAGCCCGTATTGATGCCACTAATAGACCGTGAAGTGTCTCTATACAACAAAGTATCTCGCAGAAACCACCTTTTACTTGGTGCTGCCACATACACCCCTGTTGTAATCTCTGATATGACTGATGAAGCTTTCGAAGATGTAGTCGCGTCAGGCTTAGGCTCATGGCTCAAAATAAGCCAAGGCGATGACATAAAGGCACTAGAAACCCCTTCTAGAGCTCTACGAGATATGGAACTAGTTATACAGAACACCATTAACGAAATGGCTCGTTTAGGCATTCGTATGATGGCTGCAGAAAACGGTAGTGGACGAGATTCAGGTGTCGCACTTGAGATTCGTAATGCTGGACAGTCTGCAATACTAGCCTCTATTTCTACTAAGGTATCTCAACAGATGCGTAAAATCATCACTTGGATGCTCAACTGGAAATATGGTACCGACTACAAAATTGATGATATCAAATTCAACCTAACGCCAGACCTTAACCCTGCTCCTATTGGTGCCGATTGGTTACGTCTCGTTACAGAATGGTATCAAACAGGTCTTATCCCCCGTTCTACTTTCCTAGATATCGCTAAGGCGAATGACATCATCGATTCAGACTACGATGATAACAAAGGGCAAGATGAGATTAATAAAGACGACCTAATCATGGGTGGTATGGATGCTAAACCAATGGACGACCTAATTAAGACCCAGGCTAATCAGCCAGAGACCGTAACTGACAAAGAGGAAGATTAAGATGGACAATAACAGACCTATTATAACTAAGAAGCCACTCATCACTAAGAAGCCCGTAGCTCCAAAAGTGGAGCCTAAGCAATTAGAGCTTAAAGCAGGGTTAGTCTCCAAATCCGGTATGTGGATGATCGAAGGTCTCCGCGAATCAGATGGAAACTGGATTATATGCCCTTCTAAAGAAAACACTAAAGCGTTTGGGCGCATACCTATGGATGTCAGCGCTGCTACCGCCCTGATGGAGAAGTAATATGAGCGATTATACAAATAAACGCAACAGCTTCCTCCCTACGCGAAAGCAACAAGAGGTCCCAGTTAAACCCGAGAAAGAAATAAAAGTAGGTGATATCACTGAGGATGGCTACAAAGTTTGCCATTTGTATGAAGATGATAGAGTCTTACTCTCAAGCAAGGATGGCACTAAAGTCATTCATAAATCCGATATTAAATAAATAAGCTAAGGAGGTTCTATGCCTAGTGTAAACGATAATTTATATGACCGCACAATAGACCATGCGGCGATGACTCGTATGTTCGAAGAGAATGTACAAACAGATACTAAGCGTATCATCCGTCGTCACAGAACCCGTCTCGGTAAAACGCTGGCGGCTAATGGGCCTGTTGGAACCTCCACTCTTAAAACTGTAATAAAACCTGAAGTCAGTCGATTCACGGCGGAGCTTAATAGCTCTCTCACTAATGGAATGAAGGATTACGGGTTAACAGAGGTAGATTTCACTACAAACAATCTATCTAAAGAGTTAGGCAGATATGCTAATATCAGGAGACCCGGAGCTACTAAAGTGCTGGGTGAGATTGTAGGCGTTAATGTTAGAGGCGATGGCAACTTAGCCAGACGTATCCAGGGTTTAGGCGCTGGGGAGTTAACGCGTATGCAATCCGCTATCAACGTCGGCCTGTCTAAAGGCTTGACTAATGAACAAATTATCCGTGATGTAGTAGGCAAGACCCGGATGACAGAGGCTCAAGCTTCCGCTTTGGTGCGTACTTCTATTACTCGTACACAATCTGTTTCGCAGCTTGCTGTGCTACAAGAAAACAAAGAGATAATGAAAGGCGTCAGGTTCACTGCTGTTTTAGATAGTAGAACTTCACCCATTTGTGCTCACCACGACGGACAAGTATATGACGTCGATGATACACGCTTTACTCCCCCGCTACATTGGAGGTGTCGTAGTACCTTGGTTCCTGTGGTAAAATCCCATAGTGACCTACTAGAAGCGGCATCCCCCGACATTAAGAAAACCGTATTACAAGGCTTAGACGCGCTACAAATAGCAAGGCTTAGTGGTAACGCTCCCTCAAGAGAGAACTACGGTGTTTGGTTAAAACGACAAAGCAATGATGTGAAGGTACGCCATTTCCAAGGTGACTTACAAAAAGTATCCCTGTTTGACAATGGTCAACTCCCTATTGAAAGCTTTACTACAGCAAGTGGTAAACCACTCTCACTCTCAGCTTTAAGACGTATAGACAATAAGAACACCAACACTACTCCGGTTAGGCAAAAAGTATTGAGCGCAAAGACAGTAAGTTCCTTGTCTATCAATGCTGGACGCCCTTCCACGCTAATCCGTAGTGCTGCTGTTGAAGATGAACTGCGGTTATTTTTTAGAGCAGAGGCTCATAACACTGGTTCTATCTTATCGTTAACCGATTTCCGAGGTACATCGATACCAGGAAAGAAGGCAACTAGACGTCGAGCTAATAATCAGTTTGATGAGAGAAATACAGGAGTTGACCCCCTCACGGGTGAGACTAAATCCACCCTTGTGTACGACCCTGATTTCAAGGTTCTACAGGAGCGTATGGATTACCTGGATGCTTCTAAGCTGCTTAAGGCAGATGAGAAGAACTTCATTAAACGTTTTGCTACCTCCCTAGAGAACGACGGGTTATCCGTAAACCAGCAATCCGCAGTCATAGAGAACCTTCGAGTTACCTTAGAGCGTTTCTCAAAGGATAAATTACCTTGGGATAACCTTGCTGCTGTCCTCCGAGCAGAACTAAAGAACTCTGTTGTTAACACCTCTCGTGTGCTTGACAGGCGTTCTCGTAGTCGTTCACAATTCTTCCGTTTTGGAAAGGATGGGGATGTTGCTCAAATTCAGATACACGGTGAATGGACAACTTTCGATGATATAGCTTCTAGAACCCTTTCAAATCAAAGGCTTGTAGATAACTGGTCTGTTACAGAAGGATTAGCCCTAGCTAGGAAGACCTACAACTCCGGTAGATCCCCGCTAAGAAACTACTTCCCTAAGCTACCCAGCTTTCTCCCAAAGTTCCCTTCTGCCAAGGAAGCAATCATAAAACAGATTGAAGAATTACCCTTCGGAAAGGCCCTCGTGCGTAAATTGCAAGGGAAGCCTTCAGATAGCGTAATCACTAAGTTCTTAAGAGCAGGCAACGAAACCAAGAGACGCTTCCTAGACCTAGAATGGTGGTACATTAAAAGAAAGGCAGATTTTATTCAAGCAGCAGGAACTCCAGAGTTTTTAAAAGACAGAACTAAAGTAATGTCTGAGATTATGAAGGATGTAGCAACAGGCAAGTCTACAGACTATGACAGTTTGGCTATACAGATAGGTAAGAGATTACATGAATCTGAAATATCAGACTGGGAAGTTTTCTTCAAAGCACCAACCTTGAAAGAATACCATAAAATGGGTTCTAACATCTTAGATGGCCTAAAAGACCAAGGAAAGATAAAGGTAGGTATGAGAGGAACTACCCGTCGAGGTGTAGTAGACCTAGATAGTGGTCGTAACGAAATAGGTTCTTTTAAGGATACCATATCCCGAGAGATCCAAGTAGTTGACCCCGCTATGCTGAAGCTGCAACGTGCTGCTCGTGAATTAGTCTACTCCCGAAGAATAGGTATAATATACGAGAAAGACCAATTAGTAGTCAAAGCGGGACAGAAGAAATTCTTTGATACCCGTGGTAACAAAACTGATGTCAGTGTAATAACTCGTAAAGCAGGCGGTAACTACGACCAAGACTTAATTGACAATGATTTTGCAGATATGCTTAATCACACAATGTCAGCTGAGTGGCAAGTAGACCAAGATTTTGCTTCCTTCTTTGATGACTTACTCCACTTCCGTGACCCCCGAGGTCAAGTAGCTAAATACGATGAGCTTAACACTTTTCGTAAAATTATACTACAAAGAGGTGAGCAAGGCATGGGGATGATGCAGTCTCTACGCTGGCACTTACAGAACAAATCAACGTGGCGCAATTGGGCACAGATAGACGGGCGTGGTCGAGTTTACACACAAGGGTATTTACACCCTGCTGGTGGTGAATTTGTCAGACCTTTCTTAAATACCAAGGTAGCCAAAAACATCGATGAGTTTGTTTTAGAAGAACTAAAGATACAATTAGGAACCCTAACTGGTGAAGCATTCAGTGTTCTTACCAACGAAGGGCGGTTAGCCTCATTCGCTGCCAGAGAGAAACAACTACGAGAAATCGGAGAAATGCTCTTATCCAACACTCAAAGAGATAGAAGGCTTAAGAATTTTCTTGAACACCCTTTAGTCCGAGAGATTGAGGCAGAGGAGCTACCTAAGCTTGCACGTTTCGCATTGGAATACACTCGTATTTACAATCACGTGGATGGTGACCTAAACAATTACAAGAAGTTAAGAACTTATAAAACTCAATTAGGAAACGAGAATGATGCTTCGGCATCGGGAGCCCAGCTGATAGCCTTATCTACGCGAGATAGAGCATTAGCAAACGCTTCTAACGTGTTGGCGACATCACGTAAAAACCGTCTTTACGATTTAGTTGCAGAGAGAACAATGTCCGACCCGGAGTTTAGAAAGATAAACCCTATCGGCAATGATATCTCTTTCGGTGACCTCGCTAAGGCGGCTAAAGGTCAATCAATGGTTGCGTTTTATGGTGCTGGACGAGCGACTCAGGCCGCTGCTATCGAAGGTAAGTTAGCAAAGGCTCTCGCAAAACAAAATTATACTGTCATCTCTTCGACTGAACTCCGTGAGTTTAATCGTTCTATAGATACAGCTATCAAACAAGCGGATGATATCAAGGCCGTACACGTTTCTGCTTCTCTTAAGGAATTAAGGAAAGAAGCGAATTATGCTATCAACAACAATGCTCCAATGGGAAACCGTCTCTTAGCTATGGCTCAAGACATGCATCCTGATTCAGCAGAGTTTGTTACAAAACTAACCAACGTCAGAGGTGGTCTTATAGGGCCTAATCAGTTCAGAAAGGTCGCCGAGGTTATGAGCGGACATCTAAAGGACATTGCTCCTGTAACAGAGAAGTTCGTAGCCTTCTGGAAGGACGTTGCAAAAGCTTACATCACTGAATCCCAAAAGGTAGACATACCCTGGGTTACAATGGATGGTAAACTTTTATTTCAAAGATACAGACCTGTAGTCCAAGAGCGTATCGAGTTCATAGACCCGGTAACAGGACGTAAGGTTTCTAACATCTACGAGGATACAATTACTGATAGTAAGTTTATAGGTAAACAGTCTATCATAGGTGCCCGTAGTGGCTTAGGTGTAAACGGCAATCATATGAATGATGCCACAATAGTAAGAAGTTTCCATTTGTGGGGCAAGAAGAATAATGTTCAAACCTCTACAATACACGATGGATTCTTTACCAACCTGGCTGACTCTACCAGAGCTAAGTTTAAACTAAGGGCTATTTATGGTGATGCGGTAGAAGCCGACTCACTCTTAAACACCCTAAAGGCCATGAGAGACAGGGGTATGTCTGAAGAAACATTCCGTATGTTAGTCAAACGGGCTCAAGACGAAGGTTTACTTAACCCTAAGAACGGGATAACCAAAAAAGACATCATGGGAGATATACCTCCCGGATGGGATTTCTACGGAATTGGTCCGTAATTCAATAACTCTTTAAAACGAAGATAGTTCGTAACTATTTTCATAATCAACTAACAGAGCTGTGCTCTAAAGGAAAATCCATGACAAACGAAAACAATGACAATGTAGACCTAGAAGCATCAGAAGCATCCGCTTCAGGAACTCAAGATATAGATAAGATAATTCAGGCTAAGGTAGATGAAGAGCTTTCTAAAATCAAAGAGAAACTAAACAGTGCATATTCTCAAAGAGATGATGCTGTGGCCAAAGCTGTAGCTTTCGAAGAGCAACAGAAGCAATCACAGATAAAACTCTTGGAAGAAGAGGGTAAGCACAAAGAAGCATCTGATATGAAGCTTGCAGAGATCACCGCTAAATTACAAGCGAGAGACAAGCAGGTCATCGAGTTAACTCGTGACAGTGCGGTCCATGAGGCTCTAAAAGGCTTGGACTTCCGTAACGATACAGCAGCAACTTTTGCTTATCGGGATGTCGTAGCTCAATTGGTACAAAATGAGCAGGGTCAGTGGATGCATAGAACAGGTGCTTCAATTAAAGACTTCATTGACAGTTTCCGTAAGGATGACGATAAAGAGTTTTTGTTCAAACCTAAACAGTCCTCTGGGACAGGCCAAGCAGCAATGCAACAGGCCACTGGAGGCTTCGACTCCAACAAATCACTCTCTGATATGTCTACTGACGAAATCATGGCGGCTGCGGCTGCTGGACATTTCGACGGCAGCGGTAAGTGGGTATAACTAACTTTAACTAAAGTATTTTTTCTAACCAATCTAATTTTAAACTATTAAGGATTTTAAAATGGCAATTTCTTCAAGTGCATTCGGTACTCTAAACAAAGCAATCTCAGCATACTCTGATGAGATGTACACTCGTGCAAAGAAAATAGTATCTACAGCTGTAGTCGGCGAAGATGCAAACATTAACGCAAACGGCGAAGACTTCATTGGTCAGGTTCGCTTTTACAAGCCTTTAGGCGCTTACGCAGTAGGTGGCACTAATGCTGCTGAAGACGCTGCTGGGTCTAACAACTCTGTAGTCAACGTTGCTTCTCAAGACGAGAACCACGGTGGAACAACTAACATCAGTACTGAAGTACAGACGTACATCAAGACTGTCCGTACTCACGGTGCTAACGAATATTTAGTACAATCAGTTATTTCTGGTCAAGACGGAATCGCTAAGATTGCTCGTGACTTCGCTGAAACTCGTGCTGAAGATGAAGATCAAGCATTACGTAGCTGTTTAGCTGGTGTTATGAACACTGAGCTTAAAACTGCTAACGACCTAGCTGAAGCTAACTACTCTGACATGTTCGCAGGTAACTCTGTAGACGGCGATGCTTCTAAAGCATTCGGTTATGTTGCTGCTTCTAGCGACGTAGTAGGTACTGGTTCTGATCTTGAAGGTTTAGTAGATTTGACTGCTGCCTCTCCTGGCCGTCGTGTTGAACACATCATCCGTGCAATGGGCGCTTGGTCTGACTACACCCCTGACTTCGTATACTTAGTTGTATCTCCTGAAGTTTACTTAGACATCAAAGTTGCTAACTTAGTAGACGACGAGCGTGTTACCGATGGTAATATCTCTTTCGAAACTTTACTCGGTGGTGTTGTACGTGTAATCGTATCTCGTAACTTTGGTCAAGGCCTTGGTAGCGTAACTCACGCTGCACTTTCTGGCGTTACTGCAATTACTACTGTTAAAGTATCTTACATGATGCTTCCTGGTTCAGTATTCATGCATAGCACTAGTGTTCCTAACCCAGTCGCTATCGACCGTAACGAGAGCGTAGGTTCTGGTTCTGGCCGTACTACTGCTTGGTACCGTTGGGGCTATGTAATGCATGCCCGTGGTTATAGCTTCGCTGGAACTCAAGATGCATTCGTATCTAACGCTGGCCTTGCTGGTTCTGTTGCGACTCCTGCTTGGACTCGTAAAGTAGACCTACTTAACCTTGGTATCTTACCAATTTTCCACGCATAATCAACCTAGAGGTAACTGAAAATGGCATTAGAAAAAGGTGTAAACTCTTATGTAACCTTGAGTGAAGCTGACAGTTACTTCGAGGACCGATTAGACGCCGCAGCTTGGCGCAGCTCTTATGCTGAATTACAAGAACAGGCTTTAGTAACTGCCACAAGAATGCTCGATGAAGAGCAGTGGCAGGGTTCCGTCGTTGACGCAAACCAAGCTTTAGCTTTCCCAAGAGTGGGGGTTTTTCGAGATGATTCGAGAGGCCTCAGACTTGCTTTCACATCTACCTATGCTTATAGCGTAAATGCGGAAACAGAGACTTCCCTAAACAGAGACATCCGTTTAATCAGACAAGCAACTTACGAGTTAGCTTACCATTTGATGAACAACGATGGCCTCCTAGATTCTACAGGTGAGATAACGGACATAAAAGTTGGACCAATAGCCCTTAAAGAGGTTAAGAATCCACCCAGAGTCCCTCGTACAGTAAGGCGAGCTATCCAACCTATGCTTAGAAACTCAGAGAAGTCTTGGTGGGGGTATTAATAATGTCTTTACGTTCAAAAATAACTGCTGCTGTAAATAAAGCATTTACTGCGGTTGGTGATATAGCTGAAACAGTTACATTACGAACCAAAGTATCTGGTAACTACGATTTTTCAACAGGCACAACCAACGATACCTACGAGGAGTCCTTAGTGGCTGCTATTGTGATATCTGTAAAACAAAAACCTGATGACACTGAAATCTTAGCTCCTCGGAAAGAGGTCTATATTAAAGAGTCAGAATTAGAAAATCCAGCTTTATATGATACAGTAGTGATTAATAGCGTACCAAACACTATTATAAACTTCACCAAAGAACCAGGTCTAATAACCTTACTAGTAACGGAGGGCTAAAATGTCTAAGTACACAACTATCCTTATGGATGTCGAGAGTATGTTCGCTTCGCCTTCATGGCTTTTGGACAACATTTCAGCATATCCGTCTAACTACATGGTTCCCTCTCAGAAATCCGAATTTGTCAAAATAGAAGTATTACCTCTTAACGAGGATACCAGTTATGGCAGAGCAGGTATTACCGGGAAAATTATAATTCAAGTATACACTAAAGCTAACCAAGGCACTAAGCGTCTTATGGAAATTGCAGACTTACTTGACAACATACTACAGAATAAACACCTAACTTCAGGTACAAGGACTCAAGCGAGTTCTCTGAGTATACTAGGTATCGACCGAGACAATCCTGAATTGTTTCGTGGAGATTATTCTGTAGACTTTAACTATTACAATTAAAAGGCTAATCAAAA